AGGACCCTCTGATCTTTTGAATCTAGCAATTTGCTTTATTCATTAGATTAGATTGGTCCCTCTTCTCTCTTCAACCGCTTTGGTTGAAGCCCTACAATAGTAGGGATCTTTAGATGGGCTCTTCTTTAGAGCCTGGCTCTCTCGCCAATCAGGGTTTAGACCCCTGGACATCTATATGGCCTATGTAATTACCGGCGTTACGCCGTCCTCAAAATGGACTCGAAAGAGATTCTTCTCCTCCTTGGCCTTCTTGTGGAGGTCATTACTGACCTTATTGCCTGGCTTAGTTCTTTACCCGACGCAAGTCAGTAAAGTTCTTGACATAGCCGCCTAGCAAGCGGGTCCGTAGCTTAAAAAACTACCTATGTCTTATTCCAAAGTAAAGACCGACGAAATCCATGATCCAGAGTCTGGTCACCCTATTTGGTCGAAAAGTCGTGAGTGGAACACTCAGAGAAAGCCTTGGATTCATCCACTGCCTTTCAATTTGGTTCTTCTCTACTTCGTTGACTTTAAGGGTTACTACCTGGATGGTGGTACGACGGTCCCCCGAGGAATATCTAACGTTTACTCCTGGGCTCCTCTCGAATACTTAGGGGATTCTGATCTGGGTCGTGCCGTGAATAAAGCAAGGGAATCCTTTCTTAATTCTATGCACGACGTGGCTCAGAATGCCAATAATGTAAAAGAGATTAACCAGAATGTAAGCGCCGTCACTTCCAAAGTCAAAGCCCTTGCGACAGCCGTTTCGGCTATCAAAAAAGGCAATGTCACGGGAGCGGCTAAGGCCCTTGGCGTGAAACTGTCCGGAACGCAAAAACAGAAAATCATCAAAAGGTTGAAACAACCTGCTGATGCTTGGCTGGAACTGCACTTCGGTTGGGTTCCGCTGGTTCAAGATATTGGTAACAGTATCGAGAACATCCAGGGTACCGGTAAGGCACCTACTGGTAGTACCAGTATTCGTGTTACCGGCCGTGGGGGGTCTGGCGGTAGTAACTACCAAGATACTACTGCTGCGTATTGGTGGCCCAGCCACAATGAGTCATTGTGGATCTGTGGCTGCCGTTGCGCAGCTAGGGTTAAGGTTGAAAACCCTAACTCCGCCCTTGCTAATCAGATGGGGTTTGTGAATCCCCTATCTGTCGCGTGGGAGGCCGTGCCTTTTAGCTTCGTCGTCGATTGGTTTACGAATGTCGGTCAATGCTTGAGTGCAATGACTGACTTCGTCGGCTATTCTGTCGAGGAATCCTACACGACCACCTTCCGTAGAACAACCACGCGATGGCAATCATACACCACTGCAGATGCTGGTCCTTTGTCTGGGTCCTACTCAGACATTAAGACCTGCCAAGTGCATGTGACGCGTGAACAAGGCATCGCTGGTCCCACTCTTAGGATAAAACCTTTTAAGGGGTTTTCTATTGAGCGGGGGGCCACAGCAGTTTCGCTGTTGGTCCAACAACTCTCTAGGTTACAAAGTTAACCTAATAAGGAGGCTGGTATATGCCGGCAGCAGCAAACATTACCGTCAAGAAGTCTGACGGTACCACGGACATCGTCTGGACAGCCATTGCTGCTTCTGGTGGTGACAAGTCCCCTGCGTACTTTCGCAGCGATACGGCAACCGGGACTGTGGGCCAAAAGCCCATCTTCTCGGTCGTCGCTCGCCAGAATGCCGCAGGTGATGTGCGTCGCGTCGACGTCTCGGGATCTTTCCCGAGCGTTTACACGAACGCCTCCACCGGCCAGTCGGAAGTCCGCAGCAAAATGAATTTCTCAGGTTCCTTCGCGGTTCCTCAGAACATCACTGCTGCGGACATCAACGAGTTCTCGGCTCAGATTCCGAATCTGATCGCGAGCGCGTTGATCAAGGCCACGATCGCAGCCGGCTTTGCGCCGACTTGATCGCGTGAGACCCTAACGGGTCTTTCCTGTTCCTTCTGGAGAAGTTACCTTGATTTCACACTACGTGAAGAAGGTTGCCCTCGAATTTTTCGAAGGCATCGCCACACCCAAATCTCTTGCAGCTTACTTGCTGCTCGAGAACGGTGAGTGGGATCAGCTTGCCACCCTGGAAGCTGATCCGAGCAACTACTTTGATCCTACCAGCTATTGGCGTGATGCCTCTGCTGTTAGTTTCTTACGCAAGTATGAACCGTTGCCAACCTCATTCGACCGCAAAAAGGTCGCCGAGGAGAGTTTCGTTTCGTGCGAGCGTAGTTGCTTTAGAGCTAATCAACGACTATACCCGATACTGGAAGACGTTCTCAACGTCTCCCATGAATTATCGGGCGTGAATGCAGTTCTTCTGCAAGCACGAAAGAATATAGCTCGTATCTTAGGTCCCTGCCCCGATGAAGTATCGGGGCGGTTTGGACCTGGCTCTACTTTTGGCGATCGTGCAAGGCTCACTACGGTGCCTGACAAAATGTCAAGCGAACCGCTTTTTACCCCCGATGCTTGGCCGTTCCTATTTCCTTGGAGCGGCACGATGTGGGCTTCTGCCTGCGTCGACATTGGGAAGGTGCCGAAGTCTGTACCCGGGAACCGCTTTCTTACGGTTCCGAAAGACGCTACTAAGTACCGCGGCATTGCCGTCGAACCTAGTATTAACGTCTTCTATCAGCTTGCCTATGGTAAGGTGATTCGGACTCGACTTCGCCGTTGGGGAATCAACCTCGACGAGGGACAAGACATTCACCGGCGGTTAGCCAGTGAGGCCTCTATCCAAGGCCATCTTGCCACCTTAGACCTTAAAAACGCTAGCGATACCATTAGCAGGAATCTGGTAAAACTCCTGCTTCCCCATTCTTGGTTCAAAGTGCTTGACGCACTGAGGTCAAAGAAGACTCTCTTCAAAGGGAACTATGTTCTCCTTGAGAAGTTTTCTTCTATGGGTAATGGTTTCACCTTTGAACTTGAGACCCTTGTTTTCTTGGGCCTCATTTCGGCCATCACTGGCTATGATTCAGTGGGTAAGTCAGTCTTCGCCTTTGGCGATGATTTGATCTTGCCTACCGATTCATCAAAGGATGTTATCTCAATGCTGCGTTTTTGTGGCCTCGAAACTAACCTGAAGAAATCTTTTTCAACAGGTCGGTTTCGTGAAAGCTGTGGTGGTGATTTCTTTGATGGAGTTGGGGTTCGCCCTTTCTTCTTGAAAGATGATCCTGATCAGCCAGCCTCTCGCATCTCTCTAGCTAACGGCCTCCGTAGAAGCTCTGCTTCTCACTGCGGCCGTTGGCTAATGACTCGTGATGCCTGGAGGGAGTCCCTTTGGGGAATACCTTCTAGCATCCGACGTCTCCGAGGTCCTCAAGACCTCGGTGACATTGTCATTCATGATGAGAGACCCACGTGGAAGTACCACTGGGCGCATGGGATAAGGTACATTCAGACCTATCAGCCACGTCCTCGCAGAAATGTGAGGTGGGGCCGGTTTGCTCCGTCTGTAACCCTAGCGAGCGCTGTGTATGGGCAGGCCTGGAACGAGGGGTACGTTTTACCTCGCGATCCTGTGCTTGACTATGTAGTCAGCGCGGTTCCTTTCTCTTAAGG